ATGGGAACTACTCCCAAGTGGAGGAAATGAAACAAATTGTTTTCAGCTGATTGAAGCCCACGTGGGTCCATGCTTCTCCGTTGTCAAAGTTGGAAATCACAGCATGGCATGGGTTTATAGAGCGAGCCGCGCTCTCCAGCACAAATGCTGAGTTGTTCGTACATGCTACATCGCAAAAGAAAGAAATACTACAAGACCAGAGCGGAAAGAAAGGGACTGATGACACTGACAGCACTAGCAACGCTAGATGCTACACTGACGGCGTTGCTCCAGAGGCTTGACACCTCTTTCACAAACCTCTCCTCCTCAATGCCGGTGGTGTCTATACACCTGAGAGCGGGCACTGCCATAGCGAGGTTGTCAATCGCGGCGGCGAGGAGTGGTTGGTATGGCGGGGCCTGTGAGACCTGCCCAATACCCATTTGTCCAGTGTTGGAGTTTGATGCCATGATGGCACTACTTGGATTTGGCTGGCACTCATAGTTTAGACGCACTTCGATCTCGCCCAACTGGGTGAGAGCAGGCAGCGCTCCACCCGTGGATGAGAGCGCGCCTTCGATGTACATGACTATGTAGTAGTGCCCCGTGGAATTTGGATTGGTGCTAGAACCAAACCTGTTGACCAAGTTGCCTGTGTTGCCGTCGCTGGTGCCCCACTGCGTGGCAGTGGGCTTGAACTGAACGGCCTCCTCTCCATATCTCTTGAAGATCGCAGCGATCTCGCCGGTTTCAAGAGCGCTCATGGGATACTGCACATAACCATTCAGCTGAGCCAAACCTGGCAAGCTGGACGGCAGAACGGTCTGCCAGCCATTGGACATCTCCCCAACCGGCACGTTTTGATTCGAAGTCGTGAGAAGACCGTTGGTGGTCATCTGCTGATAAGAAACAAAAACGGGCGCCATGTGGATAGTTCCGCTGACAGTAGAAAAGTTCTGGGTGCTATGTATTTTCACTCCACCAGACACGAGGCGAGCCGCCGAGTACATCTCCCGCAGAGGGGCGATGTTCGGGATCGCTGTGTCCAGGTTCGCTATTCCCTGAGTCGCAGCATAGGCATTCTTGCTGCCAGCTGCGTTCGTAAAGAGGATGCCGTTTGGCCAGTGGAAGATGCCGGGCACGGTGGTGAAAAACCCCCCCGCCGTCAACTGCGTACCAGCCACACCTGCGATAATTGGGCTGGAGGGGTCGGGGGTGAAGCACATGAGGGAGGTTCCCGCCAAGGCGGTCACCCCAACCATGTTCAGATCGGTGAAATTGTTGGTAGGGGTGACAATCGGACCAACAATCGTACTGCTGAAGGTCCCACTCATCCCATGGTACTGATCTGGATATCTCGCACCGATAGCGGTCTCGTCCCAAGGATCGATGTAAGACGCTAAAATTGGTGGTAGATTGCTCGCTCCCCTGCCCCCTCTCGCTCTCTTTTTGTTGTAGACCTCCGAAATAATGACATTGCTGTTCGCACGGCCGAGGAGATCCGAGTTCCCATTGCGCGGAGCGCGGAAAATCGAGTCTGCCGTCGGTTTCTTGTACTTGACAACCGCTCTGACATTGTTGGCTGGGGCCTTCTTCTTGTTCTTTCCTTGCGCCATTAAAATTGTAGTCGTTTGGACTGTTATGCATGAACTCTAAATGAGTGTGAAAAGGTTGTATTGGATCCCTGACCTTAACAGAGACTGTTCATCGTGTTGTCCCACAAGTGGGTGGCGCCGTGCAGTCGTTCGGCATTCTTGATAGCACGTAAATATTTACCCAGCGACCTGGAACGTTTTGGGCCTTTTAAACAACACGACCCAATGCAGTACGATGCTAGCGCTACAGCGGCATTGCCGGTTGAAACTCCACCTCACCATCACCAAAGGCGGTGTTGATGACGCAGTTTCTGTAGAACTCCTCCAGAACCAACTGTTCGTCGGGGGTGACGCCAAAGGCCCAGTAAAAACTGGCGCGCGTGGCGGGAGATATGTCGCCATACTCCCTAACCATGCCCTTCGACAACTGACGGACACCCCACGACTGACCTGAGTCAACCGAGGGGTTGAACTTCCCCGCGCGAAGATACGCGCGGTAAAAATCCTGCAACACTGGGATTCCCCCAGCCATCGCCATGCCGCCAGTTCCAACAGCGTGCAACCACCCCGAGAAAAGCTTCTCGGTGCGGTAGTTGTGTATGCACATCGTGTCCTTAGCTAAGGCCCATTTGGGATGCCTGACCATGATGTAATCACTTACCTCTGGCCCGACAAACACCGGATGGGTCTGGCAGAACTCGATCTGCTCGAATGTGTAGCATGGGGGCTCCACAGCCATGGAAAAACCCATAGCGGTGAACCACTCATCGACACCAGCGGCGAACCGCTCGTAATCAGATGATTCCATGAAGACCACACAATCGTCACCATTATTTGCTAAATGCACTCGCACTCCCACATGGTGAGCATAAGCGTGGATCATGGAACACATCAGGACGCAATTACCCAACGACGTGTTCATGTCACCACTCATCCTGCCCCCCTCCGTGCGATACTTCAAACGCCCATCCTCAGTGTAGCCAACACAAACGTTGCGTAGCTGACGCTTCAAAAGTTTGGCTAACCTGCCGCGGACGAGTGCTCTGGGAAAACATGCTAAGTAGACCGCGTGCTCCCAAATCAGGGCCTGGATGGACACATGCTGATCAAATCTGCTTGCGTCCATACCAACGGCCACTGGGTTGCGAAACGAGTTCCACTTCTCAAACATCGTTCTCCCCGAAGTGCTGCTGTTCATCCCCTTGAAAACAGTCGGGTGGCCAAAAAGTTTGGCCAGCGACTTGAAAATTCTCTCCTCGATCGTTCGCAAATAGCGACCGACCTCTATATTGAACCTAGTAGATCGTGGGCTAATCACTCTAGGTACTGGATCCGTCTTGCGTGTGAAATCGGTTTTCTCATACTTGACGAAAACCTTCACTTCGGCATCCTTACTGACTACACTGCTCCTCAACAGATCGTCGTAAGCGCCTTCATAAACTGCCTTCTTGCGGCCCCGGAAAGAGTCGACAAACTCTCGCCTGGTCATCGGGGCGGCCTTCGGTAACAGTTTCTGGAGAACTTCCCATGTATGCCTCATAGCATGGGCAAAATGACTAGGTGAAGGTTTGGGCGGTGCTACAAACTCGCCATCTACTTTGACATAGAAGACGCGCTCAAGCACCGCCCGCTCCAACGTGTTAATTGTGTTGTTAAAGGCGCGGATGATCATCGGGGGAGAGACCCCGCTGACACGAATCATCACTCGCTCCTTGGGAAATCCCTTACGCCTGCGCACATGCAAAGCGGGGTGGCTGGGCGCCTTACTTGGTAAGCAGCAACCCCATGTGTGACGATAGGGCACCCCTAGGCCTGGGAGAAGCGATCTACAATCCCAAGATTGTAGAGCGCCCTCCTCCACCAGACAGGCTTGCCAAGATAACTGTCAGCACGCGCACTCATGGTGCGCGTGTTCCAGATCATGACCATCCGGCGGAATTCGGCAGAGGGGAGAAAGCTTAGAGGCAGAGCAAGATCAATAACAGCTAACTGATCGTGCTTGCGTAAGTCTTTGATTTCAGCCAAGAGATCGCGCATAAACTTCCTAGTGATGAGCTCATTCGCTTGCGACCTGGGCCTCTGCCCATACTGGGCATAGGCCTCGTGGGCAACAGCAACCGCGGTGCGGATGCGGTTAGCCGGTCTAAAACGGACGATAACACCTTCGGCAGGTGCCTCCGCAGGAGCGGCGGCAGCACGATCTCTCTCCAACACTTCCTCGAGGCACAACGGGTTGGGCGCATCAAAATGCGCCACAACATTAGCTGCTACCTCCTCGTAGGGATCCTTCCTTAACATAGCAACGATGGTGGCGACAGCAGCAGGAACCGCTACCGCAATTGGTAAAACTATATATTTAATCGTTATCGCTGTTGAAATTAAAATTGTAGCCATCATGTATGTTTAAAGAGGGTTGCGGGAGTAACCGTCCCGCGGCGGGTGCTAATAGTTAGGCACGCTACACCGGGCGTGCCCCCAAAATGGGGACCATGGCAAACGCCATGCGTGGTGTGAAGACAGATCACAACTGTTTGGAGTGGAGACAGACCACAACTGGCACTAGGTACACCCCTAGGCAGGGGTCCCCGCCCGAAGAGGGGGACTAAGTAAGTTCATGGGCTGGAACTTACAATCAGCATGGCCAAAAGGCCTGAGCATCGCTTCTTCGTTAGTTCAGCGACCTTCCACGTCTGATCAGCGCTCAGAATGCGCCCATGTGAAACGACCACAATGGTGCCGCCGGG